ATGCTTTAAATCCGCAACGGCGGATACATACACTATCACTTCTAATTTTTTTCACATCATATGAAGTCAGTATTTTATACTACTTTAAAACATAGGGTGTTCGGTTTACCCTAGTTGAACGGGTTAGTATATATGTACCGTAAAACGAGCGTGAAGTAAATAGCGAGTTTCTCGGAGCGCTTAGGGCGCTCCTCGTTTAGGGGGTAGTGAGGCGTCTGAAGACGCCGAACGAAGGGGGATCTTTATGGAGGTTATATATGGGGTTTAAAGAGGGCGTTGAACATCATAGCGTGATAGCACTCCGTGAGGCTAAAGCCAAGGTTATTGACTATGCAAGGCAAGGTCTATCCATTCAGGACGCCATTGTCAGGGCTGGCAGAAAACCAGATGTGCTGAAGGATTGGAAGAAAGACTCTAAGTTCATGACTGAACTAGAGAAGGCAAAGGATGAGGGCCAGAAGGCAATCTCCATAGTCTCAGGTGATGGCAAGTTTAATATTGGCTTTGAAGAGTTCTCAAGGGAGTTCCTAGATAGCCCTATCTTCCCACACCACCAGAACTGGATTGATATCCTTGAAGGTAGAACACCTTCTTGGCTGCATGACACTATGGTCTATGAGCCAGCCTCACCTAAGCGTCTATTGGTAAACGTACCACCTGAGCACGCTAAGTCTACAGTCATCACAGTCAACTACTGTGTGTTTCGGATAGCGATGAATCCGAATGTTAAAATTACTATTGTCTCTAAAACCCAAGAACGTGCTAAAGAGTATCTGTACTCTATCAAGCAACGTCTGAACCATGAACGCTGGTCCAAGATGCAAGCCATCTATGGAAGTGCTGGCGGCTGGAAAGAAGACTCAGATTCTTGGAAGGCTGATCGAATCTATGTAGCACGTGATTCTACTGAGAAGGATCCTACTGTACAGGCTTTAGGTATCGGTGGTCAGATTACTGGTGCTCGTTCAGATCTAATTATCCTTGATGACGTTGTGACTACTACCAACGCTCATGAGTGGGAAAAGCAACTACTCTGGCTACAGCGAGAAGTTATTACTCGTCTTGGTGATGCTGGTAAGTTACTTATTGTAGGAACACGTATTGCCTCAAATGATCTATATCGAGAAATACGTAATCCTGAGCATTGGTCTAGTGGCAAGACACCGTTCACTTATATGAACATGCCAGCCGTACTTGAGTTTGCAGATGACCCTGAAGACTGGGTTACATTATGGCCTAAGTCCCATATACCATGGGAAGGCTCTGAGGAAGAGGTACTACCTGATGAAAATGGGCTCTACCCAAAATGGAATGGTCCCGCGCTATTTAGGCGCCGAAGTGAAGTTTCAGCCTCTGCATGGGCTTTGGTATATCAACAGCAAGACATACAAGAAGACTCTATTTTTTCACCTGGATGTATTCAAGGCTCAATCAACGGGATGCGGAAACGCGGACCTTTAAAACCAGGAGCAGCCGGACATCCTAAAGAAGCAGGTGCTTACTACACTATAATGGGCTTAGACCCAGCGATGAGTGGTAGAACAGCAGCAGTGATTATGACCGTAGATCGTATGACACGTAAACGGTACATACTAGATGTTGAGAATATGAAAGATCCAACACCTGCAAAGATACAAGAGTTAATTGAGGACTGGTGCGTTAAGTACAATCCTCAAGAACTAAGAATTGAGACTAATGCACATCAGAAGGCTTACGCCTTAGACGCAGATCTAAACTCATACTTAGCCTCTAGGGGCATTAGATTCTCAAGTCAATTCACAGGTAAGAACAAGTGGGACACATCTTTTGGTGTAGCCGCGATGTCTGGTCTATTTGGCACTATGCGAAATAACTTACATCAAGATAACAACCTGATAGAAATTCCTTCACAGGAAGGTTCTGAAGGTATCAAGGCTTTAATACAGCAATTGATTACTTGGAAACCTGATACACGTGGTCCGACAGACTGTGTGATGGCTTTATGGTTCTGTGAACTAAGAGCCCGTGAAATTGTTAATAATGGAAATATTAATCAGACCCACATTAAAAATAGATGGGCAACTCGCAAACAGATCGATAATCGATTTACTGTAAATGTAAATGATTACGAGATGTCTACTTTCGAATAGGAAACTAATGGCAGTCAATATTCAGACTATCGCGCAACGCGTTGATAATCTAAAGCAACGCAACTCATCTAGAGATGCTCGTATGTCAGATATCCTTGCTGTACGTAAGGGTAAGATGACTGAGGTATTCCCTGATTTATTCCCAGAAGGAATGAACTCAGCCATGGTTGCAAACTTCGTAGATGTTGCAGCCCGTGACCTAGCAGAAGTACTTGCTCCACTTCCATCATTTAACTGTTCAACTACTAATGTTGTATCAGATCGTGCTAGAGCATTTGCTGATAAGCGTGGAATGATTGCTAACAATTATGTTTATCAATCACGTCTACAATCACAAATGTACTGGGGTGCTGACTGGTACTTTACTTATGGCTTTTTACCTATTCACATTGAATTAGATTTTGAAACACAACTTCCTCGTATTCGAGTAGAAGATCCAGTAGGTGCTTATCCTGAGTTTGATAGGTTTGGTCGTTGCGTAGCATACGCTAAACGATACATGAAAACACTTGGAGAGTTAGCAAATGAATATCCTGAATATGCTGGCGCAATACTTGGTCAACTTGGTTACAATCAAAATACCAACTCTGTTGTGGAACTTATCCGCTATACAGATCGAGATAATATTGTTCTTTACGTACCTAGCCGTGGTAACCTTATATTAAATGAGGCTAAAAACCCTCTAGGTAAAATGCTTACATTTATTGCCCGTAAGCCTGGTATTGATGAAGAACCACGTGGACAATTTGATGATGTTTTATATGTACAGTTAGCAAGAGCACGTTTTGCTAATTTAAGTATGGAAGCAGCAGAGAAGGCTATTCAAGCCCCTCTAGTTGTTCCTACTGATGTAATAGATTTGCCAATGGGACCTGATGCGATTATTCGTACATCCCAGCCGCAATCAGTTGGTCGTGTCAAACTTGACATACCAAATGCTGCTTTCCAGGAACAAGCAGCACTTCAGACCGAAATGCGTCTTGGTGCTCGTTATCCTGAAGGTAGATCTGGATCAATCAACGCTAGTATTATTACTGGCCAAGGTGTTCAGGCACTGCTCGGAGCATTTGATTCACAAATCAAAGCAGGGCAAACCATTCTTGCTGAGACATTTGAAGAAGTTATAAAGACTTGCTTCGAAGTTGATGAGATGGTATTTAATGTAGAGAAATCAGTTAGAGGTATAGCACAGGGTACTCCGTACGAGTTAAAGTACATGCCAAGCAAAGACATCAAGGGCGACTCTTCAATTGAAGTACGCTATGGATTGATGGCTGGCCTTGACCCTTCACGCGCTCTAATTTTCTCACTACAAGCATTAGGTGCTGAATTAGTATCTAAAGACTTCATCCGCAGAGAACTTCCGTGGTCCGTTAACGTTACTATGGAAGAACAAAAGATTGAAATTGAAAAGATGCGTTCTAACTTGAGCGCTGCTATTACAGCAACTGCGCAAGCAATTCCTGCTATGGCATCTCAAGGACAAGATCCATCACCGATGATTAAGAATATCGCTGATGTGATTACACGTACACGTAATGGGGAAAGTATAGAGAATGCTGCGCTGGCCGTATTCACTCCTCCTGCACCTACTCCGCAGGAGCAACAAATGGCACAGGCGCAGTCTGGAATGGTTCCACCAGGTTCACAAGCCCCAGCAGAGCAGGCTCCCCTGTCCCCAGCCACTCCTGGATCCGCTTCTGGTGGAACCCCTCAACAGGGCGCACCAGATCTAATGACAATTTTGGCAGGTTTACAAGGGCAAGCATAATTAAGTAGGGGACAATGACTGCAATAGTAGGGATTCAAGGTAATGGTTGGGCTGTTTTAGCAGCAGATTCCATGACTACATATACAGATAGACCCTATGTAGCCAAGGGATGCGACAAGATAGTTAAAGTTGGAGAGTATTTAGTAGCAGTTGCAGGTGATGCAACCGCTGGTGATGTAATTTACAATCTATGGCAACCACCTAAAGTAATTAAAACGCAAGAACCTGATCGTTTTATGATGATTAGAATACTTCCTTCTATAAGACAAGTACTTGCAGAGGCTGGTTATGACCCTAATCCAAAAAATAAAAGCGATGATGATGCTGGATGGGATGCATTAATCTGCTTTAATGGTAAATTATATCAAGTTACTGATGATTTTGGTTATATGCGTGATGATAAAGGTTTATATGGCATTGGTTCTGGTGGATCTTTAGCCCTTGGTGCGTTAGCAACAATGGATACAGAGACAAAGACACATGCTAAAGCAGCAAGTGCTGCTAAAAAAGCAATTAATATTGCTATTCAATACAACGTATGGTGCGGTGGACCCGTCAACGTTAAAACACAATTTACTAAGTAGGAGATATCATGAAAAACAAAGAAGTTGTAAGCGGTGTTGGAGCAAACGCAAGCCGTACTGACCAAAATATCTCTGAAAGAGTTTCTAAAATTCAAAGAGAAGCAAAAATCCAGAATGCTACTGGTGGTACTTACTCACAGGCTAAGACTAATAGAGAATTAGCACAAGGTGCATCTACAAATGTACCAACAGTTAATACATCTATGGCTATTCCTGCAGCATCTCTAAGAACACAACCTAGATTTGACCAAATGAATCCTAACCCAGGCCCAATTACTGATGGTGCTCCTGGAAATACTGATGGTCGTCAACCTGAAGAACTTCCAAACCCAGTTGATGCTCCTGATAACAATGCTCTTATTGCACGTGCCATATTCATGTTAGATCCTACACCTCAGAACCGTAGAAACATGGAATCATTTATGGTAGAGGGTCGTAATGGCTGATCCATTATTGGATTCTTGGAGTAAAAAAAAGTATACAAGTATATTTGACATTGATCCAGTAGCGAGCAATTTACCAAACCTAGTAGATCAACAACTTGCTGGACTTGATCCACTTACTTACCAAAATTTTAATTCTCTTGTTGCTAAATTTCCTAATCAAAGTAAAGATTACCTACTTAGTGCTGCTAAAATTGGACTTAATGCTAATACTAAAGGCATTGATAAATTATCAGCCAATGATGGTATCAATCAATTAAAACAAGATTTAGTTAACTTTGATAATATTAAAAGTGAAGCAAGTAAAAATAAAAGTCTTACAGGATCTATTTATTCTTTACTTAAAGGAACAACTAGAGTAGGTTTTGCTGCACTACAAGCGCCTTATCAATACATTACTACAGTTGGCCGTGACTTATACTCTCTTGGTAAAAAAGATGGCGTAAGTGGTGGTCAATTATTAAAAGATTTAAGCATTCAAGGATTAGTTGGAGATACAACAAACCTTGGACAATTATTAAATGCAACTGCTGGAGTAATTTCTGGCAAAGGCCCAATTGATACTGGCTCAGGATTCTTTGTAAGTCCTGAAAGTAAAGTAGGCGCTGGACAGGCTAAGGCTATGTCTTCCTATGGTCGTATCAATGGTAAATCATTTACTCTTGGCCGTGCTACAATGAACTCTTTAGGTGCTGATCCAAACAGTACACCATATCGTGTAATGTCTGGCATTGTTGATGCTACTCTTTCAGTAGGAACTGATCCTTCAATGTGGGTTGGTCCTGGATCTATAACTAAGATCATCAAAGGTGGAAAAGAATTATCTAAGGCTAAAGCCGCTGCTCAAGCAGTTGAAGATGCAAAGCAAACAGCCAAAATTGCTGATATTAAGAATCTTACCAAAGAAGAAAAAGCGTTAATTAAACAACGTGTTGGTGAAGAAAAGAAAATACGTCGTAATGTAGAAAATACTTACATTAAAGGCGAAAAGGATTTAGCAAAAGTTTCTCAATCAACTGCCGCTGCTTTAACAACTCGTTTAGAGAAAGCATTAAATTATGCAGCAGGCCGTGGAAATAAAGTTGAAGGTGACCCAGAAGTAGCATCTTTAATTGCTGATGGTCAAATTGGTGACTTCGTAATTAAAAATATTGCTGAACAAAAACCTGAAGGTCTTATTAGTTCTATTTCTCAATTAGAAGCAGATTACATTAATACTGGTAAAACATTTACTGGTATATATTTTGATGAAGTACCAGAGGCTGGAAAACTATCATTAGGTGCTTTTGACAATGGTGAGTATGTTGCTACTGTCTCTAAAAATCAACCTTTAAATCTTTTAGATATAAGCAAAACTTATCAGGCTAGTACATTGGCTGAACGTGCTGCTGAAGTTGAGCGCCGCGGTAACTTCTTTGAACAACTTTTTAAGTATACAGAAGATGCTAATATACCAGATGTTACTCGTCAGGCAATTGATGATTTTATAGGTAAGACACCAAATAAAACAGATGCTATGAAGGCTACTGTTGATGACATGATATTTGGACAAGGTTCAGAGAGTCTTGCTGTATTAATCAATAGAGCAGTTGCTACTAAAAATGAGCATTTAATCCAATACGTTTCTGAGGCTATTCAAAGCACTTACAATGTAGATGGTTTTACAAACATACGTGCTATTAATAATGGCATTGGTGGAACTGTAATTACTAATGGTTCTAAGATTGGTGCTCGCAGAGTTGGCATTACAGATGTCTTAACTTCATTATCCGGTCAAGCCGATATGGGTACTCAACTAGGAGCAAAGTTAATTGCTTCTGTAAAAAACCTACAACAAGAAATTTTAGATGCTAGTTCTGCATTTGAGAAGGCTACAGCCTCTCGTGCAACCATAGATAGTAAAATTAAAGAAATTGATATTCTGCGTGACTATGCTGCTGCAGATCCAGATTTAGTTAAACAACTTCTTAATGATCCAGATAACATTGGTATTTCCAAGTTAATGGACTTAGAAATGGATATTGCCGATACTCAGTATCTAAAAGAATTCCATAGGTCTGAAGTTGGAATGATTGATGGTTTTGGTGGAGCCGCTAAAGGCGATGTTACTAAAGCAGCAACATACTTGCTTGGTAAACGATTTGCTCAAATAGCAGATATTGTAGCCAATGAAACAGACTTCTCTCGTTTGCATAGACTATTTGGTCGCAAACTAGATGTTGAGATGACTAAAGAATTAGTTTCTGCTACAACACCAGATCAAGTTATTTCTATTTTCTTAAAACATTTAGCAGCACCTACATCTGATCCTCAGATTTATCGCTCTCTTACCTTAAAAGGTGAAGCAGCAAAGATGACTAACAACCCATTGTTTAAGGTTGTTCCCCCGCTTGCTAATAAAGCACTTGCTCAGGTTGAGCGTATTGAAAAGGGATTTGGTCGTTACTTTACTAACCAAGTAGTTCTTCCTCTTGATGACGTAGATAGACTTGTTAACGGTATTGAAGACTGGATGTCTTCTGCTAAAATTCCTGATGATATTATTGCTGCTACAGTTAACAGAATTGTATCTGCTACATCTGTAGAACAACGTTCTGGTATTGTATTTCAAGAACTTGAAAAAGCACAGGTAGCATTGGCTAATAAACTTGTTCCTGGAGATACTGTACTTGAAGATGCAGTACGTGAAGCATTCCGTGCTACTGGTAGAGAAAATGCTATCATTAGACAATATACACCTGAAAAACTAGCAAAAGGTGAACTTCCATCTCTTGATGGAGTTTTATTAAATGGACAGACAACAACCCATACATTTGCTGGAGATCAGGCTATCTTTGAATATCAATTCTTAGATGATGTAATTAAACTTCCTGATACTAAAGACATATCTAAACTTATTAACAAGTATAACAGTCATAAGATTAAATATGGCACTAAACAGGCTATTGAAGTATTTAATACTGAGATTGGTGATCGTTGGAGAACGGCTCAATTAGCATTCCGTGTAGCATACATTATGCGTAACATTGGTGAAATGCAATTCCGTCAATATTTCTCTGGGCATGATTCATTATTTAATCATCCACTAGGTTATATAGCCATGATGATGGGCAGTCCAGATGGTGGCAAAGTAAGACAAGCACTTGGTAAAATTTCTAAATATGGAAATGATGTTAAGGGCAATAAACTTGTAGGCAAAGATGCAGAAATGAATTCTGCTGTATCAGAGGCTATTGAAGAAAACTATAATTTCCTTGCTAGAAACTATAACTCTGGAGATCCACGCTTTGCTTTCGTAGGTAAAATCTATGAGGCTTTAGGTGTTGAAAGCAATAAATATCACGTTGGATTAGCCAATACATTAATCCGTGCCTCTACAGATAGATTAATACCTTTAGTTGCTAGACATATGGATGGACAAGAAGATGAATTAGTCCGCCTTCTTATTGAAGGTAAGGGTGAAAAGTTTGCTGGCGTCTTAGAAGATTTAGTAAATGGTGGTAGAAATGGTGTTCAAACAGGAGAGTTTTCTAAGATCTTTTTAAGAGATCAAAAGAAAGTAAACGGAAAGTTTAATCTTTCACCTGATAACATAATTCCTGAAAATATCAAGGTTTATTTATTTGATAAAGAGTCAACTGGTTCAGTAGCACGTTATGTAAATAATGTTATTGGAACTGGTCCTGGATCTGTTAATATGCGTACTCTTTTGGCTGATGGCCAGATAACCATGAATGGTAAAAACATTAAGATACCTGGCTATAAAAAAGCAGGAAACGTTAATGACTTTGCTGACGAAGAGGGTGCTTTTAAAACTCTTATAGCACGTAACTTCCCTAAAGAAGATATGACTGGATCTACAGTTATCCATGTTCGTGATAAAAGATTTGGACCTCAACAGACTAAGTACTTAGATACTGCTGTTTCTTGGTTTTTTGATATTGCTACTAAAGTAGAAAATGTTGTTAACTTCTCACCTGAGTTCCGTATGTCATATTGGGATCACGTAGGTCGTTATGTTAATATGGTTAATGATGATGCTTTAGATGCTCTTTTGGTTAATGCTAAAAAATCATTAGCCCCTTTGACGGTCAATGGTAAGAACGTAAGCCTTCGTCGTCATCCTTCACTACGTGCTATTAATAAAGAAGTTGCTGCTCGTAAAAAGGGTAAGACAGTTACTGATGGCATTAGTCTAGATACTATGAATTCTATGGCTGCTAGAAAAGCCTCAAAGTATACAAAAGATTTATTCTATGATGCTTCTAGACAACGTCAATACGCTAATGCAGTTAGATCTATATTTCCTTTCGCTCAAGCACAATTTAACACAATGTACAAATGGAGTCAATTACTAAAAGATAATCCAGTACAGTTCTATAGACTTGGCAGAGCATATAACGCTTTAACCCAATCTGGTTCTAGTGCTATTTATGATTTAACTAATACTAAATACGAAGAAAATCAAGGCTTCTTTTATAAAGATGAATTTGGTGAAACTCGATTCCGTTATCCTTTAGCGGGTAGTATCATTGGTGCCTTAGCAGGAAAGAACATTGACTCTGCTCAAGCATTACAGATAACTGCTCCTGTTCAATCTTTGAACCTTGTATTCGGTGCAGTTAATCCAGCAATTCCTGGCATTGGACCTATGGGTCAAATATTTTATGCTGCTAGTGGTAAGTCTAAAGCGTTTGGTCCTGCATGGGATTCTATGCGCCAGATCATATTCCCATTTGGTGAACCAGAGGGTGTACAAGATCTAGTATTACCAGCATGGTTAAAGAAATCTTTTTTATATTCAATCAACAATAATACACAAGTAGAACGTGGTGTTAAAGACTGGGCAGGATACCTAGCATCTACTGGTGATTATGGTGATAATCCATTAGGTGATGATTCTTCACGTAATCAATTATTTAATGATGCTCGTGGACTATCCCGTTGGACAGGATTAATGACTGCATTCTTCCAGTCTATTGCTCCAGCAACTCCTTCTCAGGAAGTATTTGCTAAAGACAAAGATGGTTCTTTAAGAACTCAGACTTTCTTGTATAACGCATATGAACAAATAAGCAAGAAGTATCCTGGTGATTACTTTGCCGCTGTTGGTGAATTCTCTGATACTTTTGGTATCAAGAACCTATTACCTATACTTGCTGGCTCTACACGTTCTGTTCGTGGTACTGGTGACGCTTGGTCATTCTTGAATAATAATCCAGAGATGGCTGATAAGTATGCTACCAAAACTGGAGATGTAGTTCCTTACTTTTTCCCTGGTGGAGAAGCAGCAACTGCTTATTATAACTGGCAGAAAGCCACAGGTCGCCGTCGTGTATTGCGTCCTGAAGAGTTAGAGCAATATGCTGAAAACGTTGTTTATCAAATGGCTAAGTCTCAGATCTCTGAGGAACAAGCATCTCAAGGGTATACAAACGTTTGGTACACAGAAGAGTTGATTAAATTAAATAATCAATTTGGTGGAAGTGCTCCTGTACTATCAGTTGATATTGGATCTGCTAAAGACAAAATAGCAAACGTTGGTAAGGCATTGGCTGAACCAGCATTCCAAGCATCTCCTATTTACAAAGAGACTGCTCAATTCTATGCTGCTTACCGAGATCTTGAAAAGTATTTACAGGAAACAAGAACTAGTGCTACACCTGGAATGGGTGCAGGAAACTGGCTTGCTAAAGAAGAATCAAAGAGATTAAATAATTTGGCTATGCAATTAATGATCGAAAATCCAGCATTTGCTCGTATGTATTACGGGGTATTTGCTTCCGAACTGAAGGTTGAGGGATAAGTTGGCGTTTAACACAGGACCACAATATACATCACAAGCAACCCAACTTGCTCAAGTGCAAGCAAAGGATTCTTTTGAGACTAAGTCTCAGAACTATTCTGACCCAGTTGCATACTCATATGCTATTGGAGATTACTTATTAAATTGGCGTAACGAAGCCAGCCCAACTCCTGGTTTTAATAATAAATTAGATTATATTCAAGCACTACTTCGTGGTAGTGGTCTATCTTCTGATACTACTGAACGTGGTATTATTGGAAATAAAGACGTTAAGGCATTACAAGACGTATCTAGAATAGCCCTTCAGAATGGTGTTCCATTCCTGAACATGCTACAGAACCTTTATACCAACAAATCTAGTGCTGTTACTTTCAGTAAGAGTATATCAGTAGCGGTTAAATTACTTGATCCAACTGATGCTAAATCGACTCTTTCAGATGCTTACTTTAAGTACTATGGAGCCTTTCCTAGTACAAATCAAATAAGTGAGTTTGAAAAGTTATACAACGCTGAAGCCAAACGACAGATGGCTAAGAGCACAACAACCACTACTACAAGTGGCAAAGTATCTAGTTCTAAAACTACCACATTGGGCGAAGGATTTACTGAGAAAGAACAACAACAGTTCTTGGCTAATTATCTTGTAAAGAACTTTGATGTGGCTACTAAAGAAAATCTTGGTGGAGTCGCTAAATCACTTTATGATGATATTATAAGAACTAATAAAAATAACTATCTATCAGAACCTACATTACCTGAAGTTGCTTCTGTTCTTAAACAAGTTCTTGATGCTCCAGATGATAAAGTCGCAAATGAATTATTAACTAACTATAAGAATCAACAAAGAAAAGTTGCATCTACTCAGTATCTTGGTATTCAACCATTCTTACTCGCTGGCGAAGATGCTACTACCTATACTAAGCCTCTTGTAGATTTCTTAACTAAAGCATCTGGTCGTACTATTAGTTATGATGATCCTTTTATTAAAAAGGCTTTAAACTTCAAAGATGAAAAGGGAAACTATCGCTTAATGAATGATTTAGAGTTAAAGAATTCATGGATGTCTGATCCCCGTTATGCAACAAGCCCAGGTGCTATTCAAGAAGGCGTACAAATGGCAAACTATTTAACGCAGAAACTAGGTAGATAATGGCCGCTGGATCACAAGCCGCTGCAGCCGCCGCAACAGCCGCTGCCGCTAAGGCTAAAGCAACAACTGCAGCAAAACCTTCTGCACCTGCTCCTGCTAAAACAACAACTGCTGGTGGTTACAGTGGTATTCCCGCAACCAAGACAACAACAACTGGTGGTTATAGTGGAATCCCTGCAACTCAAACTATAAATTTATATGGAACTCCTGCTACTAATGCTAGAACAACTACTACTGGTACTACTAAAACAGGTACTACTACTAGTCCTTACAATACTACAGGACCATTTAATCCACAGGGTGGCGTAGGAACAGGTACTTATGGTCCATCAGGTGGTGGCGATACTACAACTACTACGACTACTACTGCTAAAACAATAGTAAGTCGTATACCTAGATTAGATTCTAAAGGTAAAGTTATTGGTTATGATTTAGTTTATAGTGATGGAACTACTGGCTTTGAATCAAACCCTGCATACGGTGTTGAGGAAGAAGAAGTCAAGGGTACTACAAATATAAACGTATTAAAAGCATTATTACTATCTGCCGGACTTCCTTCTTCTCTTGTAGATTCATCTGTACCATTTTTGCAAGATTTAATTAAAGACGGAATTGACGCAGCATCTGCTGTAGAAATATATCTTAATAGCAAAGACTTTACTACTAAAGATGGAAAGACGGTAGTATCTCCATTCTATACTCAATATGGTTTTTATAATGATAAACTTGGAGCAGGCGCTAAATATTCTGCCAAAGATTTATTTAATGCTGTTGAGGGATACAAGACTACTGGAACTAAATACAATTTAGACCCTAAATTTACTGCTCCAGATTACATTCAAAATTTACTAACTAATAAATGGAGCGTTGCTCTTTTTGACCAAGAGGCTAATAAGGCTCGTTTGGCTGCAATTAATGCTGACCCTACCTATATAGATACTTTAAAGAAACTTAACTTTATTAATGGGAGCCAAGACCTTACTGACTTCTTTATGGATTCAAAAATAGGTGTTGAAAAAATGCAGCAGAACTTTAATACTGTGGCCTTTGCTCAGGAAGCAATTCGTAGGGCAAATGATGCAAGTCAAATCAAATTTGATAAAGCAACTGCTGAAAAATATGGTGCTCAACTAACACTTCAGGGAATGAATGAAGCAGAAGTTTCTGCTCTTGCTTCCCAAGGATACCAGAATATTGCTCAGACTTTAGCCCCTGAGACTAAATACTCAGGAATATTTGAACGTGAGAATGCTGTTAGTGCTGGAACTATTCAAGCAGAACTTGAAGCAGAACAATTTAAAGGACTTGAATCAGAACGTCGTAGAAGACTTGCTGAAATGAATATAAGAAGTTTCCAGGGGTCACCTGGTATAACTACGCAATCGCTTAGTACAGGAATGTACCAAGCCTAATTAGAATCCTACATGGAACTATCGGCCCATGCAGTGTACAAGACCGATAGTACGAGCCAATATAGATTCCCCTATTTATATTGCGGCGTACGCCAACTACTAAGAAAAGGGAGAGGTTGCTATGAGCAACAACCGCGATAACTACTGGGATGAAAATGACGAGGAAAATGATGACGATGTTACAGTCGCATCTTTTGACTCTGATACAGACCTTGTAAAGAAACTACGCAAGGCTTTAAAGGTCGAGCAAAGAAGAAGCAAGGATCTGGAGTCCTCATTAGGAGAACTCACCAAATCCCAAAGAGAGCGGGTTTTGAAGGATGTATTTGCATCCCGTGGCGTAAACCCAAAGGTTGCCACATTCATACCAAATGACTTAGATGCTTCAGAAGAAGCGATCTCAGGTTGGTTAGAACAGAATGCTGATGTATTCGGCATTCAGTTACAACCAAAGAAAGAGATAGATTCTAAGGATGTCGCATCTCTGCGACAAATGGATAGTGTAACAACTGGGGCTTTATCCCCCGACAAAGCAGAGGATATGAGCATAAGAATTCAATCCGCTGAATCTGCCGAAGATATTCTAAACCTAATCTACGGTTCAAAATCGTAGTAATTTCAAACTAACCGAAAGGATCTGCTTAAATGCCAGATTTATATACCTCGGCCGCCTTGCCTTCAGGGCAAGCAGGCACAGTGGTCGGTGCTAACCTTGTAACCCAGGCGTATGATCGTCTCGTAGAGTTCGCTCTTCGTTCCGTACCATCATTCCGCGCTGTGGCTGATAAGAAGCCCGTATCACAGACCCACGCTGGTTCAAGCGTACTGTTCCAAGTTTACAACGACTTGGCAGTTAAGACATCTACACTAACTGAAACTTCAGACGTAGATGCAGTAGCAGTACCTGCTACAACAACAGTTGCTGTTACTCTAAATGAGTACGGTAACTCAATTATCTCAACTCGTAAGTTGGACCTATTCAGCCTTGCTGATGTAGAGCCAGCACTTGCTAATATCGTTGCATTCAACATGAATGATTCTCTAGATCTAGTTGTCCGTGCAGTTCTTGCTGGCGGAACTCAAGTAATCCGTGAGATCGCAGGAGCAATTTCAACTGCTGCTGTTACTGGTGTATCTGCAACTGATACTCTTAAGGCGAAAGATATCCGCTACGTAGTAGCGAAGATGCGTGCAGCAAACGTAGTTCCACGTCGTGGAAACCTATTTGCTTCATACATCCACCCAGAAGTTTCACACGATCTTCGTGCTGAGACTGGAACTGCTGCATGGCGTCAACCTGCAGAGTACGTAAATCCAGCAGGAATTTACGCAGGCGAGATCGGAACTTTTGAAGGCGTTGCTTTCATCGAGTCTCCACGTCTACCTAACTCACAGGCTGGTGCTGGTTCAGGCACAACTCAAACTCGCGTTTATGACACATTTATCATGGGTCAACAGGCGCTTGCTGAGGCTATTGCTGAAGAGCCACATACAGTTATCGGTCCAGTTACAGACAAGTTAATGCGTCTACGTCCAATCGGATGGTACGGCGTACTTGGATGGAACCTATATCGTCCAGAAGCACTATGGCGTGTACAAACTGCATCAGCAGTTCGTCCAGCAGCCTAATCTAAGTAATTAGATAGGTGGGGCTAAGGGAAACTTTAGCCCTATCTGTAAACTTACTAAGGAGACAAAATGCCAACAACAAAGTATTACTTTGAAACACCCTATGTCGAAGAGGGTCCAGCAGGGTATAACAAGTTACACATTAGATATAAACTAAGACGTGGTATATCAGTCATTAAAGAAAATGGCGTTTATCGTCAGGCTAGATATCCTTACATTGATGAATTAAATGCAGCGGAAGCCTACTATCTAGGTGGAAGCAAGTATGAAGTTACTCTTGCTGAAAAAGCGTCATTAGAAGCAGCAGGGTACACTGTAACAACAGAAACTGTATAATAGGGGATATATGTCACTACATAGAGAAAGAACACATCCTGAAGAAGTTGATGGATGTTTTGGTTGCAAGATTTCCGCTTTACAATTGAATCCTGGTGAGGCTTCTACACGCACCTCGATGTCAACTAAGAAGTGGGATGGGGAACTACAGGCTTACCGTAATGCGAGAGCACAAGGTATTCAACCTGCATCTACTCAAATGAAAGACATCAAGGCAGCAGTTGCTGCATCAAACCACTTCGGCAAAGCATTTAAAGCCGATGAACCAGGAAGAGGACTGATCTAATGTCAATTAAAGGTGAGAAGTACAAGAGCAAGAAGGCTATGATGAAGCATGAAAAAACAGAGTCTCCTGCTATGCGTAAAAAAGAATATGGCAAGAAAATGGTAATGAAGAAAATGGGTAAGAAGAAGTAATGAAAAAGGCAACCAAAGGAGCCAAGAAAGTTGGCAAGGTTATGCGTGAATTCAAGACTGGAACCCTACACTCTGGAAAGGGTGGCAAAGTAGTAAAGTCCCGCAAACAAGCAATTGCTATCGCTATGAGCGAAGCAAAGATGGCAAAGAAAAAAGGTAAATAATGGCTATGAAATCTCGTACATCTGCTGCTGATAAATCAAATCAGGCTCCATCATTTAAGTCTGTAGCAACTTTTACAGATTATGTTGATACTGTAAAATCAGCATATAAAAAATGGGAAAAAGCACAACCAAAAAGTAAAGACGGCAAGGCTATGCCTGAGGCTGGTCAATTTTATGGCGCACTTCTTCAAAATCGTAAATATGATAGCAAGGGTAAGTTAGTAAAATAATGTCATCGGGGCGATATAAGAGACATGATGGTTTTAATAAGTCTCTAATCAAAGATGGCATGGTTGTTATTATGAGAAAAGATGGAAGCATCAAACTTTATAAAAACATCAAGACAGGGGAAATAATCAATGGGACAAAAGCAGGAAAGCGTATCTCTAGCCTGGTGCGATAACGGAAACGTAGACGGACTATTCATGCTTGGAGTAACCGATGTGTTACTACAATCAGGAATTAAGTTTTCATCCACAATTCGCAGTCAGGGTAATCAAATTGCTAGACAACGGGACAGACTAATTAATCATTGGTATGATTCCAATAAAGTAGACTGGCTACTCTGGGTGGACTCAGATGTAGTTATTAGTCCTGAGACATTTAGATTGCTTTGGGCTAACAAGGACAGATTAGCAAGACCGATGATTACTGGAGTTTATTTTACTTCAGATAATCCCGAAGAACCTTTAATGATTCCACTTCCAACTCTCTTTACATTTGAGGATACTGAAGATGGTGGAATTGTATCTAAGAGAATTCATCCACTACCTGAGAATAAATTAATCAAGGTAGATGCAGCAGGTATGGGATTTATACTAATGCATAGAGATGTAGTTACTAGAGTTAAAGAAAAAATGGGAGACGTAAGACTATTTGCCGAACTAGGCAAAGGTGACAGTTTCCTAGGAGAAGATATCTACTTCTTTGCTTTATGTCATCAAGTGGGTGTACCACTATGGTGCCATACAGGAGCACTTGCTCCACACATGAAGAGATTTTCATTTGACCATCATTATTATAGAGCGATATTTGGGAGCAATAAAAATGGCAACAACACCAGCGTGGCAGAGGAAAGCGGGAAAGAATCCTAAAGGCGGTTTAAACGCCAGAGGACGGGCTTCTGCTAAGGCTCAGGGTATGAACCTGAAGCCTCCTGTAAAGAAGGCAGAGGCTAAGAAATCACCTAAGTCTGCAGCAAGACGTAAATCTTTTTGTAGTCGTATGTGCGGTATGAAGTCTAAATTGACTTCTGCTAAAACAGCAAATAATCCAAACTCTAGAATTAACAAGTCCCTTAGGGCTTGGGATTGTACATGCCGATGAAGAAATTAACAGTTGCTCAGAAGTATAGACAACTTAAGAAACAGACTGAATCTGCAGGTATGAAAATAACTGAGAAAAAGGGTAAGTTGATAGTAACTCGTAAGGGGAAGAAGAAATGAAGAAAGCATTTTGGGATAAGAAGAACCCTAAAAAAACTTCTAAGACATTAACACCAAATCAAAAAAGCGCTGCTAAAGCAAGGGCTAAGGCTGCAGGTCGACCTTATCCTAATCTTGTAGACAATGCCGCAGTAGCAAGAAAATCCACTAAAAAGAAATAGCGAGGAAATATAATGGCAACTCCATTTGGCCAGGCAGGTTCTTTATCAGGTGAAACCGGTAGAGATCCTATGAAAGGCAATAAGAAATCTGCACCAGTAAGACCATCTAATGTAAATAAGAATATTAAAGTATCTCAGTCCGAGATCAATTCAATTAAAAAATTAGGAATGACTAAAGCCTTAGCAGCAGCAGGTTCTGGATCATCAACATTTGCTGAAGGTGTTCGTCGCCTCTACGGAGAGCGTCGTTATCAAGCAGCAACTTATAAGCCAAACAATGTAGTGATGGGAACTCCTACTACAGGGTATGCACCTAAAAAACCAATGGGTACACCAACTGCTGGTTACGCTCCTAAGAAAACTTCTTATCAAACAGGCGCAAGTGCTCCTAAAGTTAAATCAACAACAGTAAAGAAAGACACAAGTTTTAATAAATCAGGTCTTGCTGGTGTTCTAAAATCTCCAGAAGCAAAGAAGGCTAGAGCAACATTTGCTAAAAAGGGATTAATCCCAGCCCTACGCGGTAAGTAAGGAATAACATGGCAGTTGGAACACTCGGTTCTACCTTTAGCGCAGAACTAAATCGTCTTGCTAATGGCGGTACTTATCCTGCCATTTTAGCCTATAAAGGCGATCAAGAAGCAGCCAACGTATGGTCAGGTACAACTGGCCAAAGTTTACAAGGTGCTCTTAATCGTAAGGCTGGCAAAACAAACCCAACAACATTTTTAGACATCAACGGTGTTTGCAATTTACTTGCATCAACAAGTAACTTGGAAGCAACAGAAGCACTCAGAAGGATATCCTCTTAATGACAACTACCTACGCCAATCTTGTAGACGAAGTACTGATGAATCTATCAGGTTATACTCTACGCCAAGATAGAACCACACACTTAACTGGAAATATGACCACTTCATCTACTACGCTTAACCTCGCAAGTGTTAGTAATATTGGCAAGGGTATAGTCGAAATTGAAGACGAATTAATTTGGGTTGATACCTATGATAGGATTTCAAATACTGCTACTGTTCCTCCGTATGGCCGTGGCTACAATGGTACATCGGCTGTTACCCATGCGACTAATACAAAAGTCACGATTGCTCCGTCATTTCCTAGAGCAACTGTAAAGAAGACTATCAACGATACTATCGATGCAGTTTTCCCTAAACTGTTCTCTGTAGGAACCTTCACATTCACCCTACAAGCCACTAAGACGGCCTATCAGGTGCCTGCTGATGTCCAGACAGTACTATACGTCTCCTGGTCCGTTACAGGCCCTTCTAACGAGTGGTTGCCAGTCAAATCTTGGCGCCATGACCCGTTGGCTAATACCGCATCTTTTACCACAGGTAACAGCGTATCAGTATATGATGCCATTACCCCTGGTCGCACAGTACAAGTTTATTATATTAAAAAGCCTACTACTTTAGAATCTTCAGGACCTACTGCAGTTTTTGAAACTGTGACTGGATTGCCTTCATCTTGTAAAGATGTAATTCTTTATGGTGCTGCTTACCGCCTAGCATCATTTATTGATCCAGGTAGATTAACTTATACATCTGCTGAGGCAGATCAAACTGATACCAAGATCCAATATGGTTCAGGTGCTTCAACTGCAAGATTCTTACTCGCTCTGTTCACCCAAAGATTAACAGAAGAGTCAGAAAAACTCCGTGATGTTTACCCATCTAAAATCCACTATACGAGGTACTAATGCCAACTAGATTATATTCATCCATATCCCAAGAAACTACATTATCAGCAGCACTAAATAACAGTGCTACTACAATGACAGTGGTTAATGCCTCTGGTTTGCTAGCATCTATATCGCCAGCAGCAGGAGAAACCTTTGTAGTTGTTATTGATCCAGATACAGCGCTTGAAGAAATTGTAGAGGTTATAACCCCTAGCGCACCCGGTAGTAACACTTTAACTATTCAAAGAAATATAGATGCATCTACTGCTCAGGCTCACTCAGCAGGTGCTGCAGTTCGCCACATGGCTATTGGTCGTGACTTTAGAGAAGCCAATACTCACATTAACGGTACTCTTGCTCAACACGCAGCAACAACATCTGCAGAACTTCGTGGAGTTATTTCAGATGAAACAGGAACTGGCTCTTTAGTATTTGCTACTAGCCCAACTTTAGTAACACCTATTCTTGGAACTCCTACATCTGGAACATTAACTAATGCTACAGGATTACCTATTGCTACTGGTGTATCTGGTTTAGGTACAGGCGTAGCCACATTCCTTGCTACTCCATCTAGTGCTAACCTTGCTGCTGCACTTACAGATGAAACTGGTTCTGGTGCAAATGTATTTGGTACTAGCCCAACAATTTCTAGTCCAACCATTACTGGTACAGGTGCAATTGCAGGAACATTTACAGGTAACCTTACAGGTAACGTAACAGGTACTGCTAGTGCAGCAACTCTTGCTGCTACTGCCACAGCCCTTGCAACAGGTAGAACTATATCTCTTACTGGAGATGTAACTGGAACTACTGGTTCATTTGATGGTACTGGCAACGTTACTATGACAGCAGCCATTGGTGCTGGTGTAATTGAAAATGCTGATATTGCAGCAGGTGCTGCTATTGCTAAGACTAAGTTAAACCTTAGTGGAACTATTACCTCTGCTGATTTAGTAGATGGAACTATTGTAGCAACAGATATTGCCAATGGAACTATTACTGCAGCCAAGATGGTAACTGACCCATATGCTCGTGCTAATCACACTGGTACACAGACAGCCTCAACTATCTCAGATTTTGATACACAGGTAAGAACATCTCGTTTAGATCAGATGGCTGCGCCTACTGGCTCAGTATCTGTCAATAGCCAGAAGATTACTAACCTTGCTACTCCAACTGCTAACACAGATGCATCAACTAAACTTTACGTAGATACAAAGGTAGCAGACCTTGTTAACTCTGCACCATCTACACTTGACACCCTTGGTGAGATTGCAACAGCAATTCAAGCAGGTGGAACTGTCTATGATTCATTCGTATTAAAATCAGGAAGCACAATGACTGGCAACTTAACACTTGCTGGTGCTCCTTCATCTAACCTACACGCTGCTACTAAGTTATATGTAGATGATGTTGCTGGCTCTGCTACTGCTGCTGCAGCAAGTGCAACGGCTGCTGCTGCTTCATATGATTCCTTTGATGATAGATACTTAGGTTCTAAATCAACTGCTCCATCTGTAGACAATGATGGTAATGCTCTTATCACTGGTGCTTTATATTGGAACTCAGTATCTAATACTATGTTTGCTTGGACTGGTTCTGCTTGGGGTTCAATCTCCTCAACTGCAGCAATCTTCCGTTATCGCTTTACAGCAGCAGGCGGAGAAACATCAGAGTCTGGACTAGACGATAATGGTGTAACACTTTCTTATATTCCAGGTAAAGAACAAGTATATCTTAACGGTGTTCTTCTTGTTCGTACTACAGATTACACAGCATCTAATGGAACAAGCATTACTTCTCTTGCTGCATTAACTGCTGGAGATATTCTTGAAATTATTACCTTTACAGCCTTTGATTTAGCAACTGCTATTCCTAATACAATCTTTGATGCTAAGGGTGATATTCTAGTAGCAACTGCTGCAGACACAACTGGTAAACTGACAGTAGGAACTAATGGTCAATATCTACAGGCTGATTCATCCACCGCTACTGGCTTAAAATGGAGTGCAGTATCTGGTTATTCAGCCCCAACATTGGGTTCAACATCAATAGCATCAGGTGCAACAGTAACAACAATTTCAGGTTTAACAGACATCGTACTCAACGGCCCAGGAAGTGTAGCGGATGAATTGATGCTACTACTTATGGGTGCCCTCTAATAACGAAAGGTAGTAACTAATGGCTACAACAACTAAGGCTCTCTTTAGGGGAGCAGCATCAACATCAAGTACAACTCTATACACAGTCCCTGCATCAACTACAACAGTAGTAACTAATATACTTGTTACTAATACTGTAACTGCAGATGCAACATTTACTATACTTTTAGATGATGTATCTATTGGTACAACAGTAACTGTAGGTGGATTTGACACTACAGTAATTGACCTTAAACAAGTACTTGCTACAACTAAAACTATTAAAGGTTTAGCATCTGCTACTACAGTTAACTTTCATATCTCAGGAGTGGAAATAGCCTAATGAGTCCAATAAGAAGTCTTAAGACAGGTTTAATTAAAGGTACTCTGCTAGTTGGTAATACTAAATTTGCTCTAGGGCTAGATTATCTTGTAGTTGCTGGTGGTGGTGGTGGTGGTTGCTCTGCAGGTGGTGGAGGTGGAGCAGGTGGTTATAGGTTTGCAAATATAGGAACTATAGCCTTAAGTACTAATTACACAGTAACAGTTGGTGCTGGTGGTGCTGGTGATAGTACTGGTAACGCAACAGGTTCTAAAGGCTCTAATTCTGTATTTTCTACAATAACCTCAACAGGTGGTGGAGGTGGCGGTTCAGGCGGAAGCGCAGGAGTATATTCAGGTGCTACTGGTGGTTCAGGTGGTGGTGCTCGTTCTAATACAAATGTTGCAGGTGGTGCTGGTAACCAAGGTAGTTATTCTCCAGTAGAAGGTTATGCTGGTGGAGCCACAACAAGCACATCAGGTTCAGGTGGTGGCGGTGGTTCAGGCGGGATTGGTGCTACTGGTGATAATAATAGCAACCAATATAATGGTGGAAATGGTGGTATTGCTACATCTAACTCAATTACTGGAAGTGCTGTTTATTATGCTGGCGGTGGCGGTGGTGGTACTAATGGTAATGGAACAATTGGTTTGGGTGGCGGTACTACTACTACTTCTGAAAAAGGTGGCGGTGGAAATGGTGGAGTTACAAGCACAAGCAGTTCTTCTACTTCTGGTACAGCCAATACAGGTGGTGGTGGAGGTGGCGGTAATGGTAGTGCGCAAACGGCTGGCTCAGTGGGCGGTTCAGGAATAGTTATTCTTAGATATCCAACTAGTTTTGGAACAATTACTATTGGCGCAGGTCTAACTGGCTCAACTGCAACTGATGGTTCATACAAAGTAACAACATTAACAGCAGGCACAGGAAATGTGAGTTGGGCATAATGGCACATTACGCGTTCTTAGACGATAACAATGTAGTAACTGAGGTTATTACTGGTATACACGAAACAGAAACTATTGAAGGACTAGATACTGAAACTTGGTACGGTAACTTTAGAGGTCAAGTATGTAAGAGAACATCTTACAATGGCAACATACGTAAAAACTATGCAGGCATTGGGTTTACCTATGATGCTACAAGAGATGCTTTTATAGCACCTAAACCTTTTAACTCTTGGACATTAGATGAGGCTACTTGCCGTTGGCAAGCACCTACTCCTATGCCTACAGATACAGATAAGCGCTACTACTGGTCAGAGGATGACCTATCTTGGAGGGAAATAACCAATGACTAAAGCAAGAGACCTAGCCAACGCAGGTACCGCACTAGGTGCTGTAACTGCAACTGAGTTAGGGTATGTAGATGGTGTTACCTCTGCTATCCAGACACAGTTAGATGCAAAGACTGCAAAGTCTACCCTTACAACTACAGGTGATATTTACTATGCATCTAGTGCTAGTACTCCTGCTCGTCTAGGTATTGGCTCAAGCGCACAGGTACTTACTGTGGCTGGTGGTATTCCAAGTTGGGCAACACCTTCAAGCGGTGGTATGACTTTAATTAATACAGGTGGCACCACATTAACTGGCTCAAGTATTACAATAAGTTCTATTCCTGCAACTTATATTGATTTGTATTTAGTGGTAAGAAATCCTTTAGGTTCAGGTGATGGTTTTGATTTTAGTATGCGTTTCAATTCTGATACTAGTAACAAATACACGGAAACTGCTGGAGGTAGCGCAGGTGATGCAACTTTTCCAAATTCTAGTTTAACATTTGCAACTGGTCAAGATAACGGGTCATCTACTGCTTTGGCAACTATAACTATTCCTGATTATGCAAACGCTGCAACTTTGAAAATGGCTAGCAATTTAACCATAACGAATAGTTGGTCTACACCTGCCAATTTTAACGCAATCAGATATATGGGTTTTTACAATTCAACATCAGCAATTTCATCAATAACTTTATTTCCTGCTTCTGGAACTTGGACTTCAGGAACAGCCTACTTATATGGAGTAAAATAATGACTAAACCACAGATTAAAATTGTAGATGTTACTACTGGCGAGGAAATTATTAGAGATGTAAACGCTGAGGAATTAACGCAGATAGAAATAGATGCCGTTAATGCAGCAACCCGTAAAGCAGAAGCAGTAACAAAGGCAACTGCCAAGGCAGCACTACTAGCACAACTAGGCATTACAGCAGAGCAAGCAAAACTTTTACTTTCTTAATTAAGGAGCACTGTGGTCAGTCGTGATTGATTGCCACTTCCTTAAATAGTTAATGGCTGACTGGAGATGCTCAGGATTATCCTTGAAGTATCCCAGTCCAGCATTACATCTACCACAGAGTAACCCTCTAGGTTGATTAGTAACGTGGTCGTGGTCAGCACACCAATCCTTATTGGTATATTCAGTAGTACCACATATAGCACACTTGCCTTGTTGGAGTTCTAGGTACTCATTGTATCTATCAATATCCCAACCAGGATTACGTCTTTTATTTTGAGCACGAATCAAGTCTTTATTATTTTTTCTATAATCACGTCTTTTAGCATTAGTACAATCTTTACATCTAGATTCAATACCAATTTTTCTATTGTTCCTAATATGGAACTTAGAATGTGGTAGTTCTTGTTTACAATCAATACAAATTTGCATAGTTAAATTATATCATATGGAGGTGTACTATCGCTGGGAGAGACATAACCGAGGGGTTACCCGTAAATGTTGGTAATCCCGGTATTGCTGGTTTCTGGATAAATAACGCAGAAGGTTATGACGTTGCTATTGGTGGCGAACCATTTATTATGGCTCCTACAGATACTAATCCATATCAAAGAGAAACTGCACCTTATCGTAAAGATCAGTTTGATAACTCTAAAGAACCAGGTGAGCAATCACTTACTGGTTGGTGGATTCGTTCTCAGTCATCATTCCATAATGGTTCAGGTATTCAGTTTTATGATCCAACTTCAGGAGAGGCTTCAGGCTATCGTTTTGCCGACTCTCAAGGTGTAGATGTTTGGACCAAGGGACAGGTAAGTTTACTAAATGATGTCTTTGAAAATCATATTACTACTACTGCTATAAGTTCTACAAATAATAAACCACAGCAACATTTTCGTTCTATTAGATATAATAATACTGATGCTGTATTGCTTCATGATGGTTATGACATTGATAAACACTATCAACCTATTACAGCCTCTATTTCTAATAAAGCACGTACTACTACAGTTGCTACTTTAACAACTAACGCAGTACATAGTTTTACAGTTGGTATGGAAGTTACCATATCTGGTGTAGGATCTCCATTTGACGGAGTATTTACTATTACAACAGTTCCTACTACAACCACATTTACCTATACAACTGCAACAAGTGGAACAATTGCTTCTACCGCTGTATCTCCAGTTGGTTCTGCTTCAAGCACTATTACTCACTTTGTTGACTATAATGCTGGTAGTGCAGAACCTGTATATGCTGTATGTGATGATGGTATTAATGCCTATTGGATAACTAATGCTGTTCAAGGTGGCACTACTAAACTCCATATGTTTAAAAAACCATTAACTGGTAATGCTGCTAACACAGCAGATGAAACAACTATGTTTTATGCTACTGGCACTACAGCAGTAGATGCTTGTATGGAGTATGTAAAAGACCGTATTGTTCTTACTGTTAATAATAAAGTTTATGAATTAGCCCCTAATGCTACTTCTTTAGGTACACCTGTCTACACTAACCCAGTATCTACTTATGTTTATACTAGTGTTGCCGCTTCAGGTGCTGCTATTTACACCGCTGGATACAATGGAATTGTTTCTACTATTCAAAAGTATACATTAGTTACCGCAACTGGTGCTATGCCAGTTCTATCCTCAGCCATTGTAGCCGCTGAATTCCCACCTGGCGAGATAGTACATAAGATTTATTACTACTTAGGTTATATGATGATTGGTACTAATAAAGGTGTCCGTGTTGGTATTGTAAACGATCAAGATGGATCTATTTCTTATGGTCCACTTATTGTAGAAACATCTCAACCCACATTTGATTTTGCTGCTCGTGATCGCTTTGTATGGTGTGCTACAGGTATTGGTACTTTAGATGCTGGTGTTATCCGCATTGATTTAAGTACATCTGTAGAGGGTGAATCATTAAGACTTGCTTATGCTAATGATCTTCAATATACTCAAGAAACAACCCATTGGACTACTGGTGTAGCCTTTTATGGAACTAGTGATATTTTAAGTTTCTGTACTGCATATAATGGAACTAATGGACATGTCTATAGAGAACTTCCAACAGTTAAAAAATCAAGTGGTTATCTGACTACTGGCGCTATTCGCTATGGAACATTAGAGCCTAAGAACTATAAGTTTATTCGTGCTCGTGGTAACTTTACAAATGGTGCTATGGATATAGCAACTGTAGATGCTAACAATAGTCCTTATGCAATCATTACTTATAATAATGCAATTGGAACCCCTGAGGCTGCTACAAATAGTCCAGCAGGTCCGCAAGAATATATATCATATAAATTTACGCTCTCACGCAGCGCAAGCAATACCAGTCTTGGCCCAACTTTCAAGGGCTTTCAGGCAAAATCTCTTCCAGCAACTAAGCGCCAACGGTTGATTCAGTTCCCCGTTTGGTGTTATGACGTGGAAACCGATAGATATAATGTACTGGCTGGATATGAAGGCCGTGCATGGGAGCGTATCCAAAATTTAGAAGATATAGAAGCCGCTGGCGATATCATTAATGTTCAAGACTTTACTACTGGAGAAAGGGTTCAAGCCTTGGTTGAAAAAGTTGGATTCGTACGTAAAACACCACCTAGTGCTCGTTATGATGGATTTGGTGGTTTATTAACTATCACAGTTAGAACGGTCTTATAATGTCAGCGATGAATTGGGCTGGAATAGCAGTAGCAATATCAACTTTAGTAGCCAGTTATGTAGCATCTATACGCTGGCTAGTAAAACATTATCTTGAAGAATTAAAACCAAACGGGGGCAGTTCCGTGAAAGACCAAGTGAACAGACTAGAGGCCCGCGTTGACCAAATTTATTTACTCCTTTGCGATAGGGATTAGTTTACTTTTAATACCAGTATCAGCCAATGCTGATGAAGTGCTTATTGAACTTACCCCTGAAACTGCTTATGTAGATATCGTAGTAGAAGTAACTGAACCTACTATATATGTAATCGAAACCTTTACTGGTCCTAGATTTGAACAAGCGCCTAATGGTTCAACAGTAGAACGTGTTGCTTGGGTAGATTCCTGGATACAACTACGTCAAGGTGATACTGTCTTAAGACAAGACGATGACGGAAATCATTCTAATGCTAATTTCTGGGCATCAAGATTATCTGGTAATGCAACACCTGGTACATATACAATTCGTGCTACATCATACGATTATGTAGTTGCAAATCAAAGACCTATTGGTACTTATACTTTAAATAGTAATTTGATTCAGACTCCACCACCCCCGTTAGTAGTGGAACCTGAACCAGAACCTATCGTACCACCAGAGCCAGCAGTAGAGCCACCTGTTGCTCCACCAGAGCAATCAGAGCCATTAGAACCGATAATAATTCCACAAGAACCTCCTATTGAGCCACCAGCAGTGATTGAAGAACCACCTGCTATAATTGAAGAGCCTACCACGCCTGTAGAAGAAGCACCAGTTGAGGCTGAGGAGCCTCCTGTAGAGGCTGAACAACCACCTGTAGAGGAAGAAGCACCACCTACACCTGTGGAGGAAGCACCTCCTACAGTTGAGGAAGCAGTAGCAGATATAATTGCTGAAGCAGATGGTGAAGCCATTACTGTTGAAGATATGGAAGAAGCGGGTCTTACTTATGAAGACTTGCCACCTGATACTCCAGTAGAAGTTCGTACTGATGCTAATGGTAATGAGGTTGTAGTAACAGCCGAAGTCGCTGCTGCATTACAAGTATTTGAATCACCTGCTGAATTACTAAGTGCAATTTTTAATGATCCCGGACAAGTATTAACAGCCGTAGCAAATATTGGTGCTGATATGTCCGATGAAGAACGAAAAGAATCAGAAGAAATTATTGTTGCTTCTGTTATCGCTAGTCAGGCTGCTATAAATGCAGCGGGTATGGCAGCGGGTACAGCAACCAGAATACCTTCATCACCAAGTACTCCAGCGGGTGGACCTGCTGCTGGAAACGATAAGCCTAGGTCAACAAGAAGGAGAAAACCTTGAAAATATTAAAAGATATGATTGAACAATTATGGACAGTACTAGGCATGTTTATTGCTTGGGTTGTACTTGATGGTTCAGCAAAAACTGTAGTTGGCTATGCAATTATTGCAACTTTAATTGCTTGGGCAATTACATATCGTTTACGAAACCCAAAGGATGATGATGGTAACTAACATATGGAATATATTGATGAGAATTGTTGCCGTATTTGCGGCATCGGGACTATCGGTAATAGGTGCGGGTGCAGTAGTGGGGATAAGCACAGCGAAGGCTGTAATTCTAGCGGGTACGTTGGGAGTTGCAACTGTAGTTGAGCGTTTAGCCCGTAGTTTCCTTGATGATGGTAAACTAACCGTTACCGAAATCAATGGGGCATTTGCTGCTGTTGATAAAAGAGCAAAGGAATCTAAGTGAGTAGTGTAGTAGATATAGCAAAGTCACAAATTGGATACCAAGAAGTTGGTACTAAAAATGACAGTATGTATGGCAAGTGGTATGGATTAAACTATAACCCTTGGTGTGCTATGTTTGTATCATGGTGCTTTGACCAAGTAGGACAAGTTTCTAGTGTGGCAGCCCAGACTAAAAAAGGATTCGCATCATGTGATGCAGGTCTCAAGTGGTTTGCTAAAAAAGGCAAGGTAGTACCAGTTGGCAAGGCTCAACCTGGTGATATAGTATTCTTCCAGTTCGATGACGACGCACAGGCTGACCATGTTGGCATTTGCGAAAGCAACGACGGAAAGAAGTTCCTTAAAGTTATTGAGGGTAATACCTCTAGTGGCGATAAGGGCAGTCAATCAAACGGAGACGGTGTGTATCTTAGGAAACGCGCCTACTCCCTAATAATGGGCGTTGTTCGCCCTTAAGGATGGATATGAATACAACTAAACTAAAAGCAATTGTACTCTCCTATGTACGTGCTGGAGCAGCAGCAGTTCTTGCTTTGTATCTTGCTGGTACAACTGACCTAAAAACATTAGCGTTAGCAGGAGTCGCAGCAGTTGCAGGACCTCTTCTAAAGGCTTTGGACTCTTCAGCCACAGAATTTGGTCGTGGAAGTAAGTAGTTACATACCTCAAATAAGCCTTTAAAGGCCGTTTTTAGACACAAAGTCCCCCCTCTTAAGGTAACTCCTTAGGTCAGGGGGGCTTTTTGTCGTATTGCACGGAAATTTTTTATAGTATATCTTGCTCCTGCGGGTAACCGTGGGGCAGAAACTTCAATTGACGGGTGATGGCATAAGCCTAACCAGCCTCCCTGACCAACCATTATTTTAATGGGGGGTGGGGGGGCATTTCTTAATTTCAGGGTTCAGGCAGGGTTCGATTGGCGTTAGCCAATAGGGTGTGGTAGGTTTACACCATGAACGAATTACCTAAACATATATCCTATTCATCTCTTGGAACTTATCAAGAGTGTGGATGGAAATACAATCTAACAAAACTCCAAGGTGTACCTGAGAAACATGCTGTTTGGTTTACAGGTGGATCTGCTGTCCACAAGGCTACTGAAATGTGGGACTTAAATCCTGGTGATGTAGAAATCATTTGGAATAAAGCATGGCATAATCAGGTTAAAGAAGACGAAGAATTAAATGGAGATATGAACACGTGGGAGTATGCTAAACGTGAAGACATGTCTTGGTGGTATGGTGAAGGCTTATGGATGCTGGATCGTTGGGTCGAGTTTCGTTCCAACGGGTGGGATATCTATAAGGATTACATAGAAAAACAGTATGAAGTTCCTTTAGTAGATACTGTTGTTAAAATGGCCATTGACCGAGTGATGACGGATTTTGATGGTAATGTAGTCCTTCTAGATATTAAGACAGGGGCGTCAGCCCAAAGACATCCTCTACAACTTGCAACTTATGCATGGGCTTTACGTAAGATGGATGGTCTTGTAGTAGACAAAGCAGGTTTCTGGGATGCACGTACTGGTCATGTTACTACTTGGAATCTAGAACATCTTGCTGATAATGAAGTCGAAAATATTTATAATGAATTTGATCGAGCACGTAAGGCTCAGATATTTTTACCTAACCTGAGCAACTGTGGTCGTTGTGGTGTACTATCCTACTGTAAGTTTATGAATGGAAAACACACAGAAAAGGAGAAAAACAATGGCTAATGCTAACTACCAAGTTAGTTCTAAGTTGAATGATGGTCGCATATTTGTGATCGCAGGAGACACAGCCGATGAGTTCAAGGCTAACTTGACTCATATACTGGGTAGCGTCGGGGCTGAGGATTTAATCTCAACCATGGCGACATCAATAGAGGGAGCACCTACGACTATAGAGTCGGCAGTTGCTAACCTTGCACAAGGACTTGGTGCTCGACCAGTATCAAGCCCAACACAAACCTTCACGCCAAGTACAGGTCCATCAGGCAAAACGTGCAAGCATGGTGAGATGACAAAACGTACAGGCGCTGGTGCTAAGGGGCCTTGGAAGGCATTTATGTGTCCTTCTCCAAAGGGAACACCAGATCAATGTGAACCAGTATGGATCCGTAGAACAGATTCAGAATGGAATACATTTTAAAAAATGAGAACTCTTGCTCGTGCCGTAGGTAGTAAAGATATTGGTGGTGAACCTTTACCATCAGTATTTCGTACCTTTGATGTCAATAAGATTGTCATTAGACGAGCAGAAGTATCCATGATTGCTGGCACTCCAGGGGCAGGTAAATCAACACTTGCCCTTGCGATTGCCTTAAGAAGTAAAGTTCCAACACTTTATATAAGTGCGGATACTAATGCTCACACAATGGCTATGCGCCTATTGTCAATGATTTCTGGTCAATCACAATCCGTGACTGAACAGTTACTCATAGAAAACGTTGATGAATCACGGAAAGTAATCAACGAGAACTCAGGACATATCTTCTGGTCATTTGAATCAGCGCCTTCATTGGTTGATTTAGATATGGAAGTATCTGCTTTTGAGGAACTATGGGGTTGTCCACCAACTTTAATCGTAGTAGATAACTTAATGGATATCGCTAACGATGGTGGTGAAGAGTTCGCAGGAATGCGTTCTACAATTAAAGAACTGAAATATCTTGCAAGAGATACTAATGCTGCGGTTCTTGTCCTTCATCATACGAAGGAATCTTATCCTGGTAATCCGTGCCAGCCTAGATCAGCGTTACAAGGAATGGTAGCCCAACTACCAGCCTTGATATGTACAGTCGGAAGTAATGCTCCCGGATATATTGCTGTTGCTCCTGTTAAAAACAGATACGGCAAAGCAGATCCAAGTGGAGATACTTCATTTTGGCTACAATTTAATCCTGAAGTGATGGAAGTTTCTGATATCCCTGAAAGAATATGAGTGCCAAGGATATCTGGGAATTAAAACCAGACTATAAAGACTCTATGGATATACGTGGTGAATCTACCAAAGTATGTCCGTGTGGTTCTTTTGTTTGGAAACTACTCGTCGAATGGGATGACGATAGTGATACAATAAGTTCATACTTTATCGATATGGAGTGTGCTGTCTGTGGGACAAAGGCAACAGCCCCAACAGAGGAGAAACTATGAAGAGCAACCTGAAATACATAGCGATGTGTTTTGTGGTCTTTGCGGGTTCTTGGCATCAAAATGCGGTTGCGACTATGTTGGTCGCAGCCCCTATGGAACCAATCTGCAAAGAAATAAAAATGACTATAAGTCAAAGCAAAAAATTCGCTAAGAAATATGCTTCTATGAGAATAAAGCAAATAGGTTGGAATGATCGAGAGTGGAAATCTTTACTTACTCTTTGGTCTAAAGAATCTCGCTGGGATTATACAGCGAATAACCCTAGATCTACAGCATATGGAATACCCCAAATTCTTAATATGCCTGAAGATACACCTTTGACTCAACAAGTTGAGTTAGGTATAAAATACATCAAAAAGCGGTATAAAACGCCTACTTTGGCGCTTCATCACCACTTACGAAAGGGTTGGTACTAAGACTCAATGGCTAACAAGAATGGTCGCAAAGGATCTTTATTTGAAACAACCGTATTAAAATGGTTGCGTTCTAAAAACGTGATAGCCGAAAGGCTAACTAAGGCTGGGGCTAAAGACGAAGGTGACATTGTTGTTATGGCCAATGGGAAAACTTATATCCTGGAACTTAAGGCGACTAAGGCACTCAAGTTGCCTGAGTTCTGGAATGAAGCAGTAATAGAAGCAAAGCACTATGCAGAAGCACGTTCAATTGGCGCAGTACCACCATCGTATGTCATAATTAAACGTAGGATGATGGGAATAAATCAAGCATGGGTGGTAGAAGATTTTGACCAATGGATCAAGAAAGTCACAACGTGTAAGTGCGTTGCCGATTAAGGATGTACTAGAACATTACGGTGCAAAGATTCCTGAAAGAAATGGATGGTCTTCCATCAGATGTCCATTCCATGATGACACACATAGATCAGCAACAGTCAGTACTAGAGAAAATGTATTTTGTTGTTTCGCCTGTCAGATTAAGGGAGACACTTACAGAATTATTATGGACAGGGAAGGAATGAAGTTCAATGAAGCAGTCAAGTTCGCAGAGAGAATCACTGGGCAAAGCAGCAAAGTATTACGCAGCAGCAATTCACGAAGCGGAGGATTACCTCGCAGAACGGGGAATATCTCTGGACATAGCACGGAAGGTGGGATTGGGCGTCGTGCTCGATCCAATAACGGGTCATGAACAATATGAAAACCGTTTGTCTATTCCGTATATTACACGTACGGGTGTGGTTGACCTCAGATTCAGATCAATGGATTCGCAAGAACCGAAGTATATGGGACTGGCTGGTGCAAACACACATCTCTTCAATACAAGGGCTTTTTTCAAAGCGTCGTCGTACATTTGTATATGTGAAGGTGAGATTGACACCATCACGTTGGATTATGTTTGTGGTTTATATTCGATTGGGGTCCCAGGGGTGAACAATTGGAAAAAACATTATACTAAATTGTTAGCGGATTTTGAAAAAGTATTCATGTTTGCTGATGGAGATCAGGCTGGTCATGATTTTGCTAAGTCATTAACTCGAGAGTTAGGTAATGTAGTTACTGTTCAGATGCCTGAAGGTGAGGATGTTAACTCAATGTACCTAAAGCATGGTGCTGATTACTTCAAACAAAAGGTGGCTAACTCCCAATGAGTGTATTAATTCCGCATGAAAAAGGATTTGAGTGCAAAGATTGTGACTTTGTATCTGATGATATATTCCTATTCTTAGAACATTGTGACATAGAATTTAGTTGGGCTGTACGGTTGAGTAACCGATATACCCTTGATTTATACTCTATTTTAGAGGAAATTAACCAACAATTACAGAGTGACCACATTGAATGTGCTATTGATTTAGTTCAATCCGTAACATTAGCCATGGTAAATGCATCTGAGGGCGAGCAGTCATTTCATAAGTTCATAACCGAGGCTATGACAGTAGAAGCAACCCATGAACTAATGGAGGGTATAGAGGAGATGCTGAATAAAAATGGCGAAAATAATAAACCTGAATAACGATACTGAAGAACCTACTGAATTCGAAATGGATTTGTGGGCAACTGTAGAAGAACTTGTTGATTTATTGTTATCTAAACATAAAGATTACGGACCAAGAAATATAGCCGATGCTCCTGGCGGTGCATTGAACGGGCTTAGAGTTCGTATGCATGACAAATTAGCGCGTATCAATAACTTATACAGTACTGATGCGCTTCCGGAACATGAGTCTCTTGAAGATTCATTTAAGGATATGGCCAACTACGCAATCATTGGATTGCTAGTACTGAGAGGAGAGTGGGACAAATGAAAATATTTGGACCATACAAAGGTAGTAAACAAAATGGTGGTCGTCCCATTTATGTCATCAAGCGTAAGAAAAAAGATGGCACTACTGAGACTACATCTACCAATAAAGCACGCCTTGATTATAAAAAGGCTACTGGCAAGAAACTAAAACGTAACCAAGAAGTAGATCATAAAGATGATGGTGGTCGTGAAGGTCGCGATGGTATATCTAACTTACGAATTCTATCTAAAAAGAAAAACGTAGGCTTAGAAAATAAACGGAGAGCGAAGAAAAAATGAGTAAAGCCATAGTAGTAATCTCAGATTTGCAAAGCCCATTTCATGATGTAGATGCGGTCAATGCAGTCAAGAAATTTATCTATGCATATCAACCTGATTCAGTCGTATCGGTTGGAGATGAAATTGATTTCCAGAGTATCAGCCGTTGGGCAAAGGGTACAGAACTTGAATGGGAAAGATCAATAGGTAAAGACAGAGATACTACTGTTAGAATTTTAGAACAATTAACTGTTGATACTATTGTACGTAGTAATCACTCAGATAGATTGTTCAACAAATTACGCTCATCTGCTCCTGGTTTCTTAGGATTACCAGAGTTAGAGATTGAAAAGTTTCTTAAGTTAGATGAACTTGGTATCACTTACTATCATGGACCTGTTGAGATAGCACCTAATTGGTTGCTAATGCATGGTGATGAAGGTAACGTTCAACCAACAGCAGGTGCTACAGCACTTGGACTTGCTAAACGTTCAGGTATGTCAGTTGTCTGTGGTCATACACATCGTATGGGTCTTGCTCATTATACTCAAGCATGGGCTAATGGATCTCGTGCTGTATGGGGTATGGAAGTTGGACATCTTATGAATATTAAACACGCTAAATATATTAAAGCAGGATTATTTACTTGGCAACAAGGGTTTGGAATCTTGCATGTAGATGGAAAGAACGTAACTCCCCAAATCGTACCTATCATCAAGAATAGTTTTACGGTTGAGGGCAAGACATGGCGATGGTAAAAAGATTTATAGAAGATTATGAAGGAGTCGTCTCCTCTATAGCGTATGAGTTTTCTCGTAAGTATCGCATGGTAGAGGTAGATGATTTACGTCAAGAGTTATGGGTTTGGTTTCTTACGCACCCAAATAAAGTTAAACATTGGCACGATCAGTATGACAGAAAACAATCTACTAAATTAATTGCTCGCTCTTTACGTAATGCTGCTAAGGATCATTGTCAAAAAGAGAAGGCTAAGGCTGTTGGTTTTAACGTGCAAGATAACTATTATTACGATAAAAACATGCTAGAATCACTGATTCCGGCTGTTTTAACGGGCAATAGAGAGACGCCAGCGATGAATGATCTTAGCATATCTAACGTAAAAAAGGTTGCATCTGAGGGTAATAATTGGCCAGCAATCTGTTCTGATATTGAGAAAGCCATCAGTAAATTACAGAAGGAACAGCGAGATATGGTGATCTTGCGTTATGCAAGTGGGCTTGAGTTAGGCGCGATAGCATCTGAGTTATCTATTTCTCAAGATGCTGTACGTATGCGTATCAACAGAGCATTAAAAAATATGTTAAACTTCTTAGGTGGAAATTATCCGCGTAAGGAACGTGACTATACGGAGGAGGAGATAAGTGGACAACTCGATAACGACGGAACTAGTGACGAAAACATTCCAGACGATACAGACACACCTGAAGAATGATGAGTGGGTTAAGTCGCAAGATGAAAATTTATTAAATGCTTTACGCATAACCGAGGAAGTAATTGAGGCTATCTCACAGCAACTATTTATTTTTATTGACTGCTTTGAGCAATACGCGAAGATATTAGAAGCAAATATACGTGTGCCAGCATTTGATGTTACGCGTGACAGCAAGATATCTAATAAACCAACACAAACTTTTTGCGCGTGTTCACGCGTGGATAGTGCGTGTACGTGTGAAGGTATATCACTCGCATGATATGTGAGCCATGCCAACAAGGCGGAACTATGAACTCATACGGGAAAGAACAATTAGCACACGAAAGACACAATGCGTGTGAGTATACGGATTGTGTGTGCCAGCACAGGGTAGGTAATTGGACAATAAAAAAACCCCTACGCGAGGATACGTAGGGGCTTCTTTACGTGTTATTAGACGGATAACACTTGCTTAATTTCCGTACTGCTTACATCAAAGTAATCACGCAGTTTACTCTCCACTAGATTTTGTACATTACACACACTCTCGAAATGTACATCATCACGCGTAGTAAGTTCTATGCGTAATACGTATTTCTCGCTCATTGTTTCTCCTTTCCTATTTGGTCTATGGCTGTCACGAGTATGCTATCTAAGCATGTCCACAGTTCTTTATCGCGTATTACCATTTTTTGTACTAGATACCACTCAGACGAAGTTATATCTCGCCCGAGTAAATCACTCATCTCGCTTTTACGCAACAGAGTAATTACTTTACCGCGTGGTCTGTTTCTGTTCATTAGTCTATCCTTTCGATTTGTATTACACGCTTAACTTCAGCGTCATCTAAGGTTTCTACTTCCCAATCATTGTACGCGTCTAGTGCTAATTCAATAGCCACGTTCACGTCATCAGCCGTCACGTATTGGTATAGGTCTACCATACATCTAGCCGTTACGCGATAGGTGTGTACACCACTCATAGTGCCACCCCTAGTATCGTGCCTAATAGCATGAGTGTGGCAAAAGCAAGCCAACCCATGAAGCGTAATTGTTCCCACACAGTTTCATGTGTGAACTCATCATTATCATACATCTTCCCACTCGCTTTCCTTGTGTATTCTTGGCTTGATATCTATATCTAGAGGGTTATCATACGTGAAGGTTAGGCTTGTAGTTTTTACACCTCGCAAGCGTTGTTCCTCTCTACGTTCATACGTGTCCATGTTTGCCCATATACCCGTAAGGTCTGTCCATTGTAAGGAATACTCTAAGCACTCCTCAAACGCGTCACAGTTTAAGCATGTACTTCTAGCACGCATGGCTTCTGGTGTGTATGAGTATCTATAACGGATACCCACACGACCTCTTGGGTCACCTGATGGGGGGAACTCAGGAAACCAATCATCAGGCGTGGGGGAGTTAGTACACGCTGGTTCGTTTTTGAACTGCGGGAAGAAACTCACAACATACCACCTTTCATTAGGAATACGCGGTAAGCGCACTCAGGTTTATCTCCTACGCATGGCACATGGCGTTCAGAACCACATGACACACAAGGATATTCGTATGGGTTATCCATATCGAACATGTCGCTAGGCAGAGGAGAATACCTAGCGCTTGTCCTATCTGTGTGTGGGGAATAAGTTATCTTCACGCGTATCGGGCCGTCAATTTCCCAGCCTTCCTCAACGTGAAAGTATTCACCAGCGTTAAGCATGACAGTAGCGGTTTGATTACCAGCACGAGTAGTTTTCCACTCGACAGTATCCCACTCACTCACTTGCTTGCGTAGTGTATTCACCTAACACTCCTATCTTTGCCATGCCACACGTGTAGCAATAGTTTTGTTCCACATTGTAATCGTGTACTGGTACCCATATAGGTACATCACACTTATAGCAACGTGTGTCTATACATGTAGTTTTCCTTAGTATGGAAGCGACCATGCGTCTGACTCCTTCGTGGTAGTTATGGTTTTCGTAGGCTTGTAGCACATACACACATCAGACATCATGTCGCACCATTGGCAGGTAAGACAGAACGGACACGTGCCATTGGCTTCGAGCCTGTCCTCGTCTATGTTGCCAAAGCAACCTACACATTGGAACGTACCTGCAAGTGATGGGTCAAGCGGTGTATCGTAATACCTATCATACGGATTACTAGACACGAAACGTGTGTATCCATAGTCAGCATTACAACTGGTGTTAGACCACCACACCTTGCTGTCGTCCTCTTGCCCCTTATCTGCATGTATGAGATACATTTGATAATCGGCTAGTGGGTCTACTGTAAGCACACACAACTTAGAGCCTGACGTGTACTCCTCTATCATGTTGTACATGTGTGGATTATCTAGCGCCTTAACACCGCCCATTTTCGCAAGGATATCCTCGGTAAATATGCGTGTGTCTGAACGTGTATCACCAGCAGGTATATCTATTGGTAATACACCATTGTGTGCTAACACAGTTTGCTCATCTACCACATAAAACGGGTGGCAGTTGGGTACATTGGTTGAGCCATGTGTAGCGTATCTTGCGTGCCATAAGGCGTAGTCATCAGGATACTTAGCACGCATTTCGAGGAAGCGATTAACTGCCTCGTCTGCGTCCATTGTGTGCTCGACTAGGATACGTTTCTCTTTCGAGATAACGATAGCGAAGCCGAAGCCGTCAGGATTATTTATCGCGGAATACACTAACTTATCCCGTGAAGGTAGTACATTGGGTGGAACTACGCATAACATACACATTGTTAATTCTCCTCTTCTATGTGTGATGATACTGGTTGTTGGTCAAGAGTACGCAAGGCTACCTGCGTAAAGTTAGGATAGGTCTGTTGGTTGTCTAACACGTATGCCATGAAACGTATCCACGAGAACTGCTTATCATGTGGATTTATTTTCATATCACGAGTGTACTCAACAGCAGAGTGAACGAACTCTATCGCAGATAGAACACGTTCCTTCTTGAGTGAACCACGAAACACACGAATCTCTAGTGTGTTATCGTTTTGTGAGTTGATAGCCTCATACCTGTCGGCTGTGTGTCCGTACTTGACCTTTGGTACGAGTTTGCCTTTATCATCGAACTTAGCGAAGGGTGATGAGCGCCCTGCTATACCTCGAACTTGTGCGCTGTTATCGTAGATAAGTTTCTGAAAGCGTAATTCATGTCCTTCATCACGCTTGCCCTTATTACGGAAGGCTGTACGTGATACGTGTACATGTAAACCACATGTGCTTGTATCCCATGAACGGAAGCCTCTGTTGCGTAGTTCACGCAAGAAACTCCAATCCAGCCCTTGTGCTTCCTTGAGTGAGTGGGGGTGAGATACTATCTCGAACCCGTCATCAAGTGAGCCATCAGATTTCATATACACACGAGAACCTAGTAGGTCAGATACGATACTCGCACCAGCCCCACACCCGAACCCGCTATTGTCCTCGACCTCTAACTCGAAGCCGAAGTGGTAGTCAGCCTGTCCGAAGAATATCGGGGTAGGTTTGTATGAGTAGTTGTAGATACCTTGACTATCACGATAACACTCGTGTCCGTTGTACTCTGTGAAACAGTATCCGCAGTTATCACACTCGATTTCCTCGTCATAGCAAGCCTCGCACAAATCCCTATCCCTCTCGTGTGAGAAGGTAAGTTCTGTGAATAATCCGTCACACCTATCACACGTTAATATATCCTCAGTTTCTTGATGTTTCTCAAGACACTCAGAACATATAGATGTGCCATCTAGGCGTGATGGGTACATGGCTGTGAAGTAGTTATCACACTCACACCTGAACGCACATGATTTATGTACGCGCTTGGTGTTTTCTTTAGTGCCATCATCTACGTATGCGTCTACGAACTTTACGTTGTAAATATCAACGCGATTGTCGCCTTCCTCGTATATGTAGCCACAACACTTATCACACTCGATACGTTCAGTATCGTGCTTGGGGAACTGTGAGTGTGGCATGATGTAGTCAAGTGTGCTTTCTCGTCTGTATATCTCCATGAGTATGTCGCACTCATTGAGCAATACCTGACGCACACAGCGATAGCAACGCTTGGTACATAACTCTGCGCCAGCCCATGAGCCAGTATAGAGTTTGCCACCACGTGTGCAACTACATAATCCCCAGCCGTCAGGCTGTATCACGATAGCGTGTAAAGCGTCACGATACTGGCTGGTTAGTTGTGTGTACCAATCGTGAGTTTCTACCTCGCGATAGTGGTTGTAGAACGTACCCTCAGGGGGTACCTGTGTGTTAGGCATGGTTATTCCCAATCACGCATTTCACGTATTTGACGTGTGAGGCGAGCATTTTGTAGTGCAGTTGTGGTGATGAGCGTGATACTTAGTGATAGCGCAATAATTATCGCTATCCCGTCTGTTATCTCGATATACATGTGGTTCCTTTCGTGATGATAAGAAATCTCCCCCGAGTGAAAGGAAAAGGCTATGGATTAACCTATGAACACTCGAGAGAGAGTTTCTTGGTAGTCCTTTGACCACCGAAAACCATCTTACCACAGCCCAATTTTGGCTCAAAAAAGCCCCAAAGAAAGAAAGAAACCTGTGCGTATGAGGAAAATATAATTTAACTTGGTTCGCAAACGAATCGTAGGTGGGTGCTCGTACACGTAACAGCAAGGTATGTAGTGTGCGTGCGTGCTAGATGACGCCTGTGCGTGTGTATGACAGCGATGTATGTAGCACGTGTGCGCTCTGGCGGATACGGGAAATCGGGCAATTCGGACATGCGCTTGGCGCTGGTGGGAAATAAACCCGACACAAACTCGGCTAGTGGCTTGGACAAAATAGGACAAATCGCTCTAGTTTTACGCTCAAATTAGGTTATTGGCTCGGCTTGATATAGGCTTATCTCAATGCCAAATAGGCAGAGCAAAACGAACAAAGGAAAAAATATGAACGCTCAAATAAAGGAACTAACCGAACAACTACCAATCGCGACAGACGTGCAGAAGTCAATCGCTAATCGCTTGGAAAGCGCACTAACTAAAAGCGGAAGCGCACAAAGTCGCCTACGCATGGCAAGCCAATCACTCAACGCATTAGCGAAAAAGTTAAGTGATGATGAGCAAGGCTACGCGGATATATTCGCTCGTATTTTCGAAATCGGTGCGCTGATAGGCGTAGATAACAAGAAGCCAACCGAGCCAAAATCTACGCGTGAACAATGGCACGATGCGGACAGCGTGGAAGCAAAGAAAATCCTTGCAACTAAATCCCCACGCAAGCCACGCAAGACCAAGAGCGTGGATACAGATAGCGCCACGTTCGATATCCACGAAGTAATGCAGATGATAGAGCGAGCAATCGCGAGCAGATAGTCCACCGACACAAACTAAGCCCCGTGTGCGCACAACGCGTACGCGGGGTTTTTTTACGCGTGAAAACGCGCTGGGGCTCTGCCCCAGACCCCGCTGGGGGACACCCCCAGACCCCCGCGGATTACGTATCGGGGTCAAAACGCGACCCCGATGCTTTAAATCCGCAACGGCGGATACATACACTATCACTTCTAATTTTTTTCACATCATATGAAGTCAGTATTTTATACTACTTTAAAACATAGGGTGTTCGGTTTACCCTAGTTGAACGGG